ATCTTTACAATGAAGCCATGAAAACAATGAAGGAGACTCATGAGCGAAGAAATTAGAAATCAAATCAATGACATCATTGAAGGTGAAATACAAAATGGAATTAATGACTACCTAGAAGAGAAACAGGAACGAGAGAAGTCTCAGGGAATGGGTTTTGTTACCTCTGAGGAGGCAAAGGAGTTAAAGGTAAAGGTATCCAATGATGAGATAGATAGGATAATTAAACAATATAAAAAACTTAAGAAGAAACAGAAGTCTAATTTATTTCAAGTTAAGAAAATGGGATTGCTTGATAAAAATGGGAGACCATTATAATGGATGACAAAAAGTTAAAAACAATATTAAAAGACTTGAAAAATGTGGTGAGTGCGTTAGAATCAGAATTAGATACAAATAAAGATGTTTGTTCTAATCTTGACTATGAACAAATTCGCCCTTATATTGCAGATTATGATGAAGTTTTCATGGATGAAGAGTGACGATCCTCGTTACTCAGAAGAAAAACAATTACTAAGACAAGCATGTTTTAGATCTCTCTTGCACCATCTTGAGGATCATACAAGAGCAGTCTATGAGTTCTCTACCATTTGGTGTGATAAACACGATACAATAGATGGTATTGAACAAGGTTTTCAAGACTACCTAAGATCTTACGCAGAGAACGCTTATGCCAACAGTTAAATTAGTATCCATTACTCCCGATGCGGAGAAGACAATGGCATATATTGCCAGAGTATCTAATCCAAATAATCAGGACAACGATAATTTCTCTGGACTTCTAAAGTATTGTATTAAACATCAACATTGGTCTGTATTTGAACAGTCTTCAATGACACTTGAGATTGAAACTACTCGTGCGATTGCAGCACAGATTCTACGACATCGTAGTTTTACATTTCAAGAGTTCTCTCAAAGATATGCAGACACAAATCTAATTGCAAATAAGATACCGATTCCATTATTAAGAAAACAAGATACAAAGAATCGTCAGAACTCTACGGATGATTTAGATGAGTTTGTTAAACAAGATATTCAAATAGCAATCACTAATCATTTTAATCAAGCAGAAAAATTATATAAAAAAATGTTAGATGCTGGTGTTGCAAAGGAATGTGCTCGTATGGTTCTACCACTTGCAACACCAACTCGTCTTTACATGACTGGTTCTTGTCGTTCTTGGGTGCATTATATTAATCTAAGATCTGCACACGGAACACAAAAAGAACATATGGATATTGCACATGAATGCCGTAAGGTATTTACCGAACAATTTCCTGTAGTATCTGAAGCCCTTGAGTGGGTCTAAATAACTTTACAAAACGTTAAACTTATGCCTAGTTACCCTGTTAAAAATTTGAAGACTGGAGAGACTAAAGAACTCTCTATGTCTATGACTGCGTATGATGAGTGGAGAGATAACAATCCTGACTGGGATAAAGACTGGTCTGAAGGATGCGCTGGTCTTGGAGAGGTTGGTGAGTGGAGAGACAAACTCATCACAAAAAATCCAAGTTGGAATGATGTTTTACACAAAGCATCTAAGTCTCCTGGCTCTAGAGTTACTAAAATTAACAAATAAATGGCAAGAAAAAAAGATTCTCCAATCGGAGTAGGAATGACTGCAAAACAAATGAAGAGGAAAAGACCAATTAATGGCGATCTTTTAAACAAGATCGAACCAATTACAGATAACCAAAAGATTCTCTTTGACAACTACAAAGAGGGTAAGAATATTTTTGCTTATGGTGCTGCTGGAACAGGTAAAACTTTCGTTGCACTTTATCTTGCACTGAAAGATATCTTAGATCAACATACACCTTACAATCAACTTTATATTGTAAGATCTCTTGTCTCAACTCGTGAGATTGGATTCTTGCCTGGCGATCATGAAGATAAGTCTTTCTTGTATCAGATACCATATAAAAACATGGTGAAGTATATGTTTCAGATGCCATCTGATGCAGACTTTGAAATGTTGTATGGTAATTTAAAACAACAGGACACTATTAAATTCTGGAGTACATCATTCATTCGTGGAACAACAATTGATCAAGCGATTGTGTTAGTTGATGAGTCACAAAACTTGAATTTTCATGAATTAGATAGTATAATAACAAGAGTAGGAGAGGATGCTAAAATTATTTTCTGTGGTGATGCAAGTCAAACAGACTTACAAAAAACTAATGAGAAGAATGGTATTCTTGACTTCATGAAGATTATCGAACAGATGCCTGAACTATTTGCAATGATTGAATTTGATGTCAATGATATTGTTCGTTCTGGACTTGTAAGAGATTATCTTATTAAAAAAATGGCTATGGGTATGTAATGTTTATTGTTGAAAATCATCTAGGTGATTTAGAGTTAGAAAAAAAAGAGACCGATGGACTTCGCCTATATAAGTTACCTAATGAAGATTGGGTTCCTTCTATCACCTCTGTAACTAGTTTTTACAATCGAGAGGTGTTTCGTAAATGGAGACAGCGAGTAGGAAATGAAGAAGCAGATCGTGTCACTAGGGAGGCAACTCGCCGTGGTACAGACTTTCATGAGGCTGCACAAGCCTATCTGGAAAATAAAGAGTTAGATTGGAAAGATTATCAACCACTAACTCAGTTCATGTTTCACAGTGCGAAGTCTAGTCTTGATAAGATTGGAAAGATACACGCAATAGAACGCACACTTTATTCTGAATATCTTGGTCTGGCAGGAAGAGTAGATTGTATCGCCGAATATGAAGGCGAACTTGCTGTTATTGATTTTAAGACCTCAAAAAAAATCAAACCAGAAGCATGGATTGAACAATACTTTGTTCAAGAGGTTGCATATGCCTGTATGTATTATGAACTGACTGGAATTCCTATCCAGAAACTTATCACAATCATGGTCACACCTAACGGTGAGATTAAAGTTTATGATAAAAGAAACAAAGGTGACTACATTAAATTACTTGTGAAATATGTTAAAAACTTTATCGAAAACCGAATGGTGGTTAATGGGTGACATCAACAAAGCACTTAAAGAAAAATTTCTCTGTTCAGCGCAGTTTGCACAGGACATAGAGGGTATTGTCAAAGACGATAATTTAGGTTATATTGATGCTATAGTAGATTATTGTGAAAAAAATGCCATTGACGTTGAATCGGTTCCCAAACTCATTTCAAAACCTCTTAAGGAGAAATTGAAATGGGAAGCAACAGAACTCAACTATCTAAAACGTACCTCAAGAGCAAAACTGCCCTTATGACTGGTTTTGATTGCTATCGAACTTACTTAGCATTCAAAAACCATTTTACGAAAGATAACTTTGATTATTTTAAATATGGTGGTAAGACAAATGCAACCACCACTTCATTTAATAAGAGAAAGGATAAATATTTTTTTGAAAAGATGTCTCGTCAGAAGAAAGACGAAGATATTGTAGATTACTTCACTGCTATTTTTTCTCAGTGTGATGATCCACAAAAGATGTGGATCGGAGAGATAATAGAGACTGGTGAAAATAAATATAATGACTGGCTTAAAAAGATACAGAGTTTGAATTATCTTTTTAAACAGGAGATGACTGAGTTATGTGATGATAAGGAATTCAATTCTTTATTTGAATGTAAGAACGGAAGACATCCAGTAATTATAAAAGAACATTTAAAGAAGAGTATTTCTGTTGAAACTTTAGTAATACTCGATGGGTTGTTGAGATATAAAAAAGATTTTGATGCTAAGTTAGATGATTTTGTGTGGAAAACCGTTAGCATGAAACTCGATAAGTATAAACCGTTTTTGTTAAATAATATTAACCTCGCAAAGTATAAACAAACCCTCAAGGAGATTGTTGTTAAATGAAGTTTGATTCTAACAGTGATTTTTTCGATTCAGAAATGGTCAAGAAAAGTTTAAGAGACATTCATGAACTTCAAGATTTAGTTACCATGAACATCTTAGGTGCAGCAGGCTTTACAGATGAGTATGATGATGAAGATGAGTTAGATCAACTTGACATGGTTGAGGAATTATTAGAGAAGCAAGAATTAATGTATATCAGGTGCAAACTTTCAGACGACCCTGATGCCCAATTGGTTGCAGAGAATATGAGTGATCAACTTCGTAGTATGGGCATGCCTAGAGGAACATCAGTAGAACAAATATTTGAGAATTTAAAAGGGTCAATCAGGAAGTTAAAAGAGACGCTTGACAACTAAATAGTGGTGTGTTATATTAATAATGTTGGACGCAACGTTAGGAGTGACTGAATAAACTTACTGGCATATAGCTGGTTAAGGTGATGAGACACAGGTGGTGCTGCTCCGAGAGGAGAATCGACTTACCAGTCGGGTCTCAGGCAAAGACGTATTTTACTCTGTAGTAATGCCCGTCTTTTGTTGGCACACAGAAATCCAACCTCCCTCTTTTTTGACCTAAGATGCAACTCGAAAGAGTCGGGCAGATGGTCTTCTTAACACAAATAAAAATAAATCTAATAAAATCTAATGTCTTTTTCTAATCTAAAAAAACAATCCTCACTTGGTTCTCTGACTGCAAAACTTGTTAGTCAGGTGGAAAAAATGAACAAAGGTTCTAATGGTGTAGATGATCGTTTATGGAAACCAGAAGTTGATAAAGCAGGTAACGGTTACGCAGTAATCAGATTTCTCCCTGCACCAGACGGAGAAGATTTGCCTTGGGCAAAACTCTACACACATGCATTCCAAGCATCTGGTGGTTGGTATATAGAGAATTCACTAACAACACTTGGTCAAAAAGATCCAGTCTCTGAGCACAACTCACAACTCTGGAACTCAGGTGTTGATTCAGATAAAGAAGTCGCAAGAAAACAGAAACGTAAGTTATCTTATTACAGTAACGTATATGTTGTTAAAGATCCTTCAAACCCATCGAATGAAGGTAAAGTATTCTTATTCAGATTTGGAAAGAAAATCTTTGATAAGTTAACTGCTGCGATGCAACCTGAGTTTGAAGATGAAACTCCCATCAATCCATTTGATTTCTGGGCGGGTGCAAACTTCAAGATTAAAATCAAAAAGGTTGCTGGATACTGGAACTATGACTCATCTGAGTTTGCTGCTCCTGCTCCACTTCTTGATGATGATGATGCAATGGAAACAATTTGGAAGAACGAACACTCTCTTGCAGAACTTGTTGCTCCAGATCAGTTCAAGTCATATGAAGATCTCAAGAAGAGACTTAACTATGTTCTTGGTCTAACTGTTGCACCTAAAAGACAAGACCCAGAAGTTGCTGAAGAAGAAACTACTCGTGGTGAACTTGAAGATCTAAGTGAAGGTAAAGGTCGTGCAGTTGTTGACACAAC